CCTTCTCGGATGCAATTTTGAACCATTTATTAAGTTGCTTTAATTCGCCTATAGAAATAGTGAATGGCCTATCTTCAATACTTACGATGTGTCGTGACATATACTCATTTAATTTTTGAGATATTTCATTAACAGCTTTATTATTAAGATTAGTATATAAAGTATAATTAGAAATACTAGAAATTATATTGTCATAGAACTTACCACGCAACCAATTTAAATCACTAGATGAACCACGAATAAGTAATTCCGTACCACTAAACCACTCTTGTGGTGCTTCCTTAAATTCACCATCTTGCCACGCAATCATAGCAATTGTATCTAATTGCATTAATCGTCATCCCCAAAAAGATCTTCAAAGAATTCATCTATACTTAGTGGTTCATCACGCTTGGTCTTTTCACAACCTTTACAATCACATTCTAGATAAGCTGTTGGATCTAACCCAAGCCACAATGGAAGTCGTGTTAGTAACTTAGCATGAAGATCCTTTATAGATCCATCATTCTTTATCATCCAATCAAACATCTGAACATAATCTTTTTCACCACTATCTGTTTTATTCGCCAACTCTTCTGATTCATGGTTTCTCCACTCACCAGTTTGCTCAAAAAGATCCCGCTGTCCACGACTAAGAAACACACAGATAGCTCCACTTGTTCTACCAAAGTTTAATTCATTTAGGTATCTACAATCATCAACAATAATTACTGTTTCTCGCCACAGCTTAGACTCATCTTGAGAATCTTTATCATCCTTAAGAATAGCTTCCTTCCAAGTTTTCTTAAAAATGTTTAACCAATAATCTGGATCATCTTTTCTATTCTTCTCTCCAATAGCTTGGCAAAATTGACGATACTTATGTGGATCAGTATCCTTTGATAAACCAAGAGCAGTTGCCTCATCTTTAATTGCCTTGGCAAATGGTAAAATAATTGGCTTGAAATCTTTTTTCTTAGCGTATGAAGCAATGAATTCAGCAGCGGTTGTTTTTCCAACTCGCGCTTGACCTGACAGTAAGATGGTTATCATAGTATTTCCTGTAAAGGTGAGCTGGTAAAAAACAATCTGGTAGTTTAAAAAACCGACAGACGTGTGTGGTACAGTTGCGTGGTCGAGTAAGACCAATAAACCTACCAATAAAAATGTGGAAAATTAAATCCCACGCATTTGTGTCAGTATAAAATGACGCATCCATAATTGTATCATAGAGTGTCATATCCTTAGATAGCGGCATCTCTACTCGATCTAATAGTATTCCACCAATTTTTTGAATACCCTGAAGATCATAAGTTTTACAGGTACTACACATGCTACCATCTTTTTCTTTCTGTCCGCTACAAAGTACTAAATGGAATTCTCTTTTATCTGTTTCTAAAATTAATCCAGTATGTGTTACACCACGATAACCTATAAGTTTAGCAATATATCCTAAATACTTACCCTGTAACCGCTGAAAATCATAAAAACCAATGTAGACTTTAGTGAGTTTGTGACCAGTTTGTTCCAATTTTATACTCCGCATTGATAGGCATTTGAATAGATAGACGCTTTCCTGCTTCTATTGCCGCGTCTGTGATAATCTTTCCGGCTTCTTCAGCGAGTTTAGCAGGGCAGGAAAACTGTAACTCGTCATGCACATAAGCAAGTTGCTTTACTATATTAGTACCAAACCGATCTCGTAATCTATTGTTTGCGATGATCATCCAATACTTAGAAACAACAGCACCACTACCTTGAAGCATTGTATTAAGTGCAGCATGTGCGCTACGTACTGGAGCAAACCTACCATCTACTAACTGTACGGCATTACGTTTAGCAACTTGAAAGTCTACAGACTGCTTAACTTTAGCAAGTGCTGGTAATTCTGTAAGAAATTTAGCCTTTAGTGAGGCACCTTGCTTAGAAGAACCACCAACAATTTTACCAACCTTAGCATCTCCAGCTCCATATAAGAAACCATAGATAAAAGTCTTTGCATTATTACGAGTAGGTAAGCCAGCTTTTTGTTGGTTGTGTGTATGAATATCACCATTAAGGATTACATCAGCATATGCACCACGATCATACGGTGCCATATAGTGGGCCAACATACGTAACTCTAACCCACTCAGATCAGATCCAAGTAATACCTCACCATCGTGTGGTATCCATAATTCCCTAGCACGGTGGTCTCCAGATACTTGAGCAACATTTGGTTGTGAATGTGTACACCTACCAGTAGCTGCACCCTGTACATTTACAAAACCATGAATGCGATTATCTCTACTATAGGATGATCGTGTTACCCAGTCATCTACCTGACCCATTAATTTTTGCACATCAAAATACTCTACTAGTTTCTTTGCTTCTGGATAGTCAAGTTGCCCAAGAATGGTGGCATCAACGTTTGGATTACCGTTGTCAGTCTTAGGAGCAATCCAATTATACTTATCAAACAATCTTTCTGCAATCTGCTTTCTAGATCCAGGATTAAATGGTTCGATTAAATCCTTTAATCTTTTACCAGTCTTCTCAGAAACACGATGAGTAATCTTATCTGGAAAAATAGTACGCATCTCATCTTCAACAGTAGCCTTGAACATAAGCAAGTCATGCTGTAACTTTTCTGCTGCCTTTAGATTGAAACCAAAACCGTTTGACTGCTGTTGTGCAATTACAGCATTGGCTAAGAATTCCAATTGTACAATCTTTTCGTACTTGTGATCTGCAATCCACTTCTGCTGGTACTTATAGATATCATGCGCTACATGAACGTCCTGAATACAATATGTAATCATGTCTTCAGTCAACTCTTCCCATGTACCTTGATAGTTAATCTTTTGATTACCCAGAAATTTACCCCAATTCTCAAGAGAATTACCACCAAGTGGATGATTGGTTAAGTCTGGGTGAATTAACTTACTAACAATAAGTGAGTCATAGATCTTTGCAGATCCCCCGAATCCAAGCATACGCTTAAGACATTCGAGATCAAACCCATATAGATTATGACCAATGAGCATAGTTGACTTGTTAAGATAATTGTTGAGTTCCTTAAACTCAGTCCAAACCTTAACTTCATTTGTATCAATATCCTTAGTAACAACTACGTGTACCTTAGTACACTCACGGACTGGGTTGCCTTTACTATCTAGAGTCAACTCCATAAGTGCATTGGATTCGATGTCGATCACCAGACGCATTGAATCTACCATCTCTTTCCGCTAACATTTCGTCAGCTAGGTTACAAATCTCTTTCATTGTTTTAGGCTTTGCTTCGTCTCTCGTAGTGCCGGGATGTAGAGACATACCAAGAATAGAGGAGGCATACATATCCCACGCCATTATGCGGCAGATATCAAACTGATCCATTGGTAATAGGTTGAAATACAACCTCTCCATCTTCATTAGTAGCCCAATCAATCTCCTTAAGACGACCGCTAGTTCTGTCATAAAACAGAGCACTAGAGATTCCAGACCTACCAGTTAAACGGTTCTTAAGAACACGAATGATTGTGGTATTTGCTAGAGTTTGATCTTGATTCTGTCGATCACGCTCAAGAGCGATGACTGTATTAGGTACAGACGCAAGAGCACCAGAACCACGAAGATCCTGCAACGTAATTCTATCGCCTTCTTCATAAGCTTTATCCGTTTTCTTAAGTTGAGAAACAATGTCAACGTGAACACCAGTTCGAACAGCTAATGATCGTAGCTCTTTCATAAGTGTATCAATAATAATACGCTCAGAACCACCACCCTCAATGTCCTTATCTGCTGCACCCATTAAACCAGCAGCAGCTGCAGTAATATGATCTAGCACAATTACATCTACCTTGAGCGAGACAGCCATATACTCCATACGAGCAAGTAGATTTGACATTGCGTTGTTACCGAGATGATCATAGATATACAGATTAGTTGCTGATAGTTTTTTCTTAGCTTCTAGATACTCATCAGAAGAAAAATCATTACTAAGCAACTCCATATCAATGGGTTGTTTACCCATTCTAATACGTAAATCATTCATCATCTTAGCAGCATTGATAGCTCGTACTGGTTTATTCATCATCAGAGAAATCATATCATCCATCGTCTCTTGTGGAGATTCCTCTAACATGATTGCTCCAACTGATCGACCTTCTTCAAGATGATGATAGATTAACTCGCGAAGAATAGTAGACTTACCAGATCCAGTACCAGAAGCCCACAAAGTAATCTCACCTGATCGCTGCCCAATAAGAAACTCAGATAGCTTATCAAACGGAAACGGATATACCCGACACTTCAATGTATCAGTAGACTCAATAACCTTTGAGATGTGTAGAATTTCGTCGGGGCTGTAGATTTGTGCTTCCCAGATAGCTGATACAACAGCCTTACCTTGGTTAGCAATGATACACTCATTGGCATCTTTAAGTGGAAGCTTTGCAATCTTACACTTACCGGGTGATAGAATCTCACTAATTGCCTTAGCTGCATCTTGTCCCGCATCATCCATATCAAAACACAAAACGACTTCTTGATATGAAGATACGAATTCTAGGTTATCTTTGATAGACTTTAAAGCTGACTGTGCTCCGTTTGGTACAGACACTACCGGCCAAGTGCCACCAAGAAGTTGACACACAGTCATACAATCAATCTCACCCTCAGTAATTACAAGCCGTTTGCCAGCAGTCTTCCAAAGATGCTGACCAAACAACTGTACATTCTTTGGTGAACCCTTCCAAGCGAATTGCTTATTTGGTCCACGAATATGCTGTGCAACTAGAGATCCATCACCAGAAAAATAATTAGCAATTTCAATGTCATTATTATTTACGTGTGCAATTTGATAACCATATTGCCTACATGTCTTCTCTTCAATACGTCTATGAGATAGATCCGTAAACTGTCCTGTAATTTTATTAAAATTAGCGAATGGTTCTGCTGTCACTTTATTTCCTTTGTGGTAACCACAACAATAACAATGTACATGACCGTCACTGTAGACGGCGAGATTATCTCCACTATTATCGCCACCAGTAGCAGCGCAGCGTGGACAACGATCTCTTGAAACTACGGTTGACTCATTCAAGGTTTCCATTAAGTTCTTTCTGATAGCAGACAACCTCGCCTGTAGCAATCTCATGTAGGAAATCTAACAGACCGTCTATTTTAGCTTTCTCATCCGCTAACAATCCATAGGGATAGGACTCTTCTAACAATTGAATCTGTTCTTTTAACAATCTTACATCTAAGTTGGCGCGTTTCATAGCTTCACTAAGATTCCCTCTTGATTTGTATACCAAACTTCTTTAAATATTTCTGTTACCCACCCAAGACAATACCTACAAGGTTTTGCCATACCCGCTTGACCAGTGGGGGAGATACGAAGATTAACTAACACAGCGTCTTTAACTAAGACTTTATCCAGCTCCATGAAAGCAGCAAGCTCTGAGTGTATTGTTGGATACTTATAACCAAGTTTCTTCGCTTGTGGGTGTGTCTTCTTCCTGTTCTCCTCCCCAATAGCTACAATCTTATTACGGTGTAATATAACCGAATAATGTGTACGTGTATCT